AGTAGGGGCAAAACTTCACTTCACGCTCAGATTGGACACGAGTTATGCACATCATTGACACGCATGGTACGCTAACGGCGCAGAGCCTCTCAAAGGCTCACCGCAAGCCCTTCAGGGGCGTAGCTTGCGGGGTGCTAGTAGCTATTGGGATAGCTCTATGCATAATGCCTTATGCAGGTAGCTCTGAATCAGTGCAACAAAAAGAGTATATTGATTACAAGACTTATTCTCTCTATCTATTAGACTTTAACTATAAAGAATATAAATGCCTGACTATATTGTGGGGTAAAGAGTCAGCATGGAATCCATTAGCTGTTAATGGTAGTCATTATGGTATTCCTCAAGGTAAGAGTGAATGGCTTGCAACACAGGATGGCTGGTCTCAGGTACGATGGGGGCTTAATTATATTGGCCATAGATATGGTGAGCCTTGCATTGCATTAGATCATTGGAGAACTAAAGGGTGGCATTAAGAGATGCAAGCCATAGAGAGCTTGGATTACAGAAGTGGAAAGACCAGCGCTTAAGAGTATTGAAGCGTGATGGTTACATCTGTGCATATTGTGGGCAAGAAGCCAATCAGGTAGATCATGTGATTAGTCGCAAAGATGGTGGAAGCCATGACCTTGACAATCTTGTTGCCTGCTGTGCTCCATGCAATAGCAAGAAGGGTGCGCTCAATGAGGGGGTTTTTTTAGGTAAGAGGTCTACCCCCCCTGTCTTTTCAGAACATATATCCCCGATGAAGTCCGAGCCGATGCTGGACAGTCCTTTTACAGTCCGACCTAATCCGAGTCAATGACAACTAAGACCAAAAAGACCCAGCCGTTACGAGGGGCAACTCAACCAAGGGTTCATTCACCACTTCTCAAAGGCAAGTCACGATCTAGTGAAGTTCTTGAAATGGTTGAGCGTCTAAAGATGGACAAGCTCATGCCTTATCAAGAGTTCATCCTTAAACAAATGATGATGGTCGATAAGAAAGAGCAGTACAAAGTCAAGACCGCGCTGCTCCTAATTTCGAGACAGAATGGCAAGTCTCACCTAGGCAGAGTGCGTGTAATTTGGGGCATGTTTTATGGCAATGAGAAGAAGCACATCATCATGTCCTCTAACCGAGCAACTGCTCTCATGACCTTTAGAGAAATCGCATGGATCATAGAATCAACTCCAGAGTTAAAGGCAATGACTAAGGCAGTGCGTTATGCCAACGGTGGGGAACGAATTGAGTTACTTAACGGGGCAACCCTCGACCTAGTTTCAGATACCCGCGACTCAGCTCGTGGTCGTACTGCTGACTTCTTATGGATTGATGAAGTGCGTGAAATATCCGAAGACGGCTATAAAGCTGCTATCCCTACTACTCGCGCAAGAGCTAATGCTCAGACATTTTTGACTAGCAATGCTGGAGATGCTTTTAGCACAGTGCTTAATTCCCTTGTCGAGCGCGCCAAGGATTACCCGCCTGAGACCTTTGGCTACTATGAGTATTCTGCTCCACAGTATTGCAAGATAGACATTAGATCAGAAGCCTTTTGGCGAGATGCTGTAGCACCTAGCAATCCAGCACTCGGATTTACTGTCACTCGTGAGTCAATCGAGGAAGCGATTGCGACTGCCCCGATTGAGACTACTCGTACTGAGACTTTATGCCAGTGGATTGATTCCTTGCAGAGTCCTTGGCCTCATGGTGTCCTAGAGGAGACTAGCGATAACACTCTAGAACTTGCAGTCGGTGCTTACACAGTCTTTGCCTTTGATGTAAGTCCGAGTAGGAGAAATGCGTCATTAGTGGCTGGCCAATTACTCAGTGACGGGCGAATCGGTATAGGAATCATGGAAGTCTGGAGTTCTCAGGTCGCAGTTGATGATCTAAAGATTGCAGCCGCTATTAAAGGATGGTGTGACCTTTACAGACCGCGCCTAGTCTGCTACGACAAATACGCGACTCAATCTATAGCCGATAGATTGAAACAAGCTGGAGTAATGACAGAGGATGTATCAGGCCAGCAGTTTTATCAAGCATGTGGGGATTTGCTCACTGGATTAGTGACTCACAAAGTTGTTCATAATGGTCAGGCAGAACTCATCCAGCAAATGAATAACTGTGCAGCTAAAGTCAATGACTCGGCTTGGAGAATCATTAAACGCAAATCAGCAGGAGACATCTCTGCTCCTATTGGCTTGGCCATGGTAGTTAGCAAGTTAATGCTCCCCGCACCTAAGCCTCAAATCATTACTTAGACATACCCCTAGCGTGTTGTCTAATTACTTGACAAATGCTACACTTTATGACTATGGGTCTATTCCGCAAGACAGAAGCAACCACTCCTAATAAGACATCGCTTACAGCGCAATACGCCCCAACTATTATGGGCGAGAATCTTAACTCGCTTTTCAATTATGTTCTGCCTCGCGTTAATCGTAATGAGGCAATGTCTGTACCTTCAGTAGCTAGATGCGCTAATTTATTAAAAGGTGTAATCGGTGGATTGCCACTTAACCTTTATCGCACATCAACTGGAGAAGAACTAGGTAATCCAGTGTGGGTAGATCAACCAGCAATTAACCAACCTAGATCAGTAACAATGGCTTGGACTGTTGATTCACTTCTTATGTATGGAGTTGCTTATTGGCAAGTTACAGAACTCTATGCAGAAGATGGCCGTCCTTCTCGCTTTAAGTGGATACCTAATGTCAAGGTTACTTTTAACACTGACCTTTACGGCATGGAAATCACTCAGTATTTTATTGATGCAGTTGCAGTACCTATGTCAGGTCTTGGTTCAATCGTTACCTTCCAAGCCTTTGATGAAGGTATTTTAGAACGCGGTTCTGACACAATTAGAGCTGCTATTGATTTGCGTAAAGCAGCAGTTATAGCTGCCAGCACACCCATGCCCTCGGGAGTGCTTCGGAATAATGGTGCTGACCTCGATCCTAAAGAAGTTGCAGGACTACTTGCAGCATGGAAGAACGCTCGTCAAAATCGTGCGACTGCTTACCTAACAAGCACTCTTGAATACCAGCCAACATCATTTTCACCTAAAGACATGATGTACGATTCTGCACAGCAATTCCTCGCTACGGAAATTAGCCGCTTATGCAATATCCCTAGTTACATGATTTCAGCAGAAGCCAACCAGAGCATGACATACTCAAACTTGCTTGACGAAAGAAAATCATTTTACTCTCTATCACTTGCCCCTTATGTATGTGCAATAGAAGATCGTCTGTCTATGGATGATATTACTGCTAGAGGCAATGCAGTTAAGTTCGATGTAGATTCTTCATTCCTAGCAACAGAACCAATGGAACGCTTGCTAGTAATTGAGAAGATGTTATCTCTTGGCTTAATCACAGTAGAACAAGCTATGGAGATGGAAGATTTAACACCTAATGGAAACGAAGGAATCGAATAATGGAGAATCAGGTAATTCACTTCTCATCTGGACTCATTGCCAATGTTGAGGAACGCTTAATCTCAGGCAAGATTGTGCCAGCAGGAACAGGCGAAGTAGGTAACACTTCAGCAGGCAAGGTTGTCTTTGAGAAGGGTGCAATCGCACTTCCAGAAGACCCTAAAACTGTCAAGTTGCTTAACCAGCATGACTCACGCCAACCTCTTGGTAAAGCAACACAATTTACTGAGCAAGAAGATGGCGTATATGCATCCTTTAAGGTTTCACGATCTAATCGTGGTACAGAAGCTCTTATCCTTGCAGAAGAAGGCTTGCAGTCTGGTCTATCTGTAGGAGTAGAAGTAATTAAGTCAAAGCAGAAAGGCAATGTGATGTTCGTATCTGCTGCCAAGCTGCTAGAAGTTTCATTGGTAACAGAGCCAGCATTTAAGTCTGCTCAAGTTATTGATGTCGCTGCTGAGGACACTCCAGAAGCAGTAGAAGAAATCCAACCAACAGAAAGCGAGACAGCTGTGGAGAATACTCCAGAGACAGTTGCAGCACCAGTAGAGGCAGCAGCAGTTGAAGCTGCTCGTCCTGTTGTTACTGCAACTACATTCGTGCGCGAGCGCGTAGCACCAATCACATCAGCGCAGTACCTAGAAGCAAACATCAAGGCAGCACTTGGTGACGATGAGGCTCGCCGCATCGTTCGTGCAGCAGATGATTCAACTTCTACAAACACTGGTCTGACACTTGCACCACACCTAAACACTTTCATTACAGATACATTTACAGGCCGTCCAGCATTTGAGGCTGCAACTCGTTCAGCACTATTGCCAGAAGGCATGAGTTTTACAGTTCCTCGCCTTTACACAAACGCATCTTCTGCTAACACTGCTCCAACAGTTGCAGATACAAACGAAGGTTCAGCTCCATCAGAAACAGGAATGACCTCATCTTATGACACGATTGATGTCAATAAGTTCAGTGGATTACAGCGAGTATCTTTTGAGCTCGTAGATCGCAGCCAACCTGCATTCATGGAACTAATGATGATTGAACTTCGCAAGGCATACGAGAAGGCAACAGATGCAGCACTTATCGCAGCCTTCACTGCATCAGGAACACAAGCAACAGGTGTTGCAGCAACAGCAGCAGGACTACAATCATTCGTGTCAGTAGAAGGTGCAGCGGCTTACAAGGGTACTGGCGGAGACTTTGCTAACAAGCTAGTGGCATCGACTGACCAGTGGGCTGCAATTACCGGATACGCGGATACCACCGGACGAGCATTGTACTCAGCGCAAGGCGCAACATATAACGCAGCAGGTAATGCAGTAGCAACATCTGTTCGCGGAAATGTTCTTGGCACTGACTTAATCGTGGATCACAACATCACAACATCAGGCATCATTGATGATTCAGCCTTCTTGGTTGCTCCATCATCTGTCTATTGCTGGGAATCACCACAGACACAGCTTCGCGTCAATGTATTGACAACAGGCGAGATTGAAATCAACCTTTACGGATACCTAGCAATTTATCTTGCTAAGTCAGGTAAGGGCGTTCGCCGCTTTAACTACACAGCACCAGCGTAAGCAATAACCTAAGTCGCTCTGGGGAGTAGTAGCCCTCTACTCCCCAGAGTCTTTAGAAAGGAATCAAGATGGCATTAACAACAGTTGCAGAACTCCGCAGCACTCTCGGAGTCGGTACTTTGTATCCAGATGCCACTTTGCAGGAAGTGTGTGACGCTACAGATGCAGTCCTACTTCCAATGCTCTGGAATAACTATCAATTCAATTATCTTCAGAGCAATACGACTACTGAAGGCACTCTTTACTTTGATACAACAATCCAAGATGTTTTTTATGTAGGTCAATCCGTAGTCATTACAGGCAATGGCTCACCTTACAATGGCACAAAGACACTAACTGCAGTCGGTGAAAATTCTATTACTTTTGCTGTTACTGGAACACCTGCTGCAACAGTTAAGCATGCTGTTGCCCCTTTAGGACAAGTAGCAGGAGCAAGCAATGTTGATTACACTACCGACACAGCAATTCAGAATGCAGCTTTAATGATATCTGTTGAAATCTGGCAAGCCCGTACTGCAACTCTCAGCGGCTCAAACTTGGTAGATTTCCAGCCTTCCCCGTACAGGATGTCAGCGCAACTCTTGGCCAAAGTACGGGGATTGATTTCTCATGCGCTCGCGCCTACCAGCATGGTTGGGTAGCAATGCCACCAGTAGCCATAACGACTCTTAGAACAACACTTGCCACAGCCTTAGTCGATAACTCAAAATGGCAGACCTTTGCATTCCCGCCTGCTACAGTCTTGGCTAATTCAGTTATTGTTAGCCCAGATTCTGAATACATCGTCCCAAGCAATAATCAGCACATCACTATTAGTCCAATGGCTAATTTTAAGATTATTATCACTACGCCTTTATTTGATAATGAAGGCAACCTCAATGGCATAGAAGATTTTGTGGTTCGAGTGTTTAACCTACTTGCTGCATCTTCTCTGGTCTATAATGTAAGCGCAATCAGTGCGCCTAGTGTTCTCAATGCTGCTTCGGGAGACCTTCTCAGCTGCGAGATGTCCGTATCAATCCTTACGAGTTGGAGTT